CCACTTGGTTTGTCATCAGACTTCTTATCATTAGATGCCTGTTGAGATGGTGACGCAGGAGTTGGTGCAGCTGGAGCAGGTGCCGCAGCAACTAATTGAACAGGTGCAGCTGGAGCTGCTGCTGGTGCGGCAGAAGCAACTGGTGCTGCGATTGCTTTATCGACAGTGGCATTGCCAGTTGCCGATGGTGTTGTTGCCACTGTTCCACTTGAACTCACAGTTGGTGTAACTGAAGACGTAGTGGTAGTTGGTGACGATGTTGTTGTGGTTGGCGTAGTTACAACTGGAGCTGGTGCCGCAACGACAGGTGTAGTTACCACCGTACTTGCCGCATTCTGTTGCTCAAGTAACATCTTAGTTGCGTAGGCAGTTGAATAATTTGGACATGCTTTATCATACAGTCCACTCAAGGAACACTGTTGATTGAAGTATGCCTGACGATATCCTATACAATCTGTCGCATAAAGTGGATTGGCAGTACACTGTTGATCATGGTACGCTTGAGCATATCCACGACAGTCAGTTGCGTAGAGAGGATTCAATGAACACTGCTGGTCATGGTAGGCAGTCGCGTATCCTGGACAATCGCTTGCGTATAATGGACTGATTGTGCACTGCTGGTCGTGGTATGCCTGTTGATACCCAGAACATGTTGTTGAGTATAATGGATTCAAAGAACACTGTTGATCTAGATAAGCTGCTGCGTATCCTGGACAATCAGTTGCGTATAAAGAGTTGATTGAACATTGTTGATCATGGTACGCTTGAGCGTACCCAGCACATGTATTATTGAACAGTGGATTTAATGAACACTGTTGATCTGTATATGCCTGTTGGTATCCTGGACATGTGGCGTTGAATAATGGATTGATTGTGCACTGCTGAACAACATAAGCTGCGGCATATCCTGGACATGATGGATCAAATAATGCGCTAACTCTACATTGCTGAGAAGTATATGCTGCAGCGTATCCTGGACATGATGGCGAAGATAGCGGATTAATCATACATTGATCCACTGGTGCAGTTCCGTTGGCAGACCAGCTTAAACCAGTAGATGGTGCGCTGAACCCTTGCCCATGGTAGTACTGAAAGTATTCGCCTTTAGATAAATCTCCAGTCATACCAGCAGTAACTGTATGACCAGTAGAAACAAAAGAACCACCGTACTTAACATTGATGCCACCACCAGAGTTAATGTTCAATTCAAATGTGTTTGAATTGTTAGTACCATATTCTTTAGTACCATACCAACCATAAGTCATAGAATTGGCAGTACCTTTATACCATGTGGCATTGCCAGTTGTGTCAATTAAGTCAGTCCATAATGGCGCAATCATGTAGTTATACTGAGAATCTCTCAATGTTGTCAGATTCTGACCACCACAGCAACCTGCGCCACCAATGTTACCAGTGTAACTCACAAAACCATTTGATGACATCCAACTGTTAGTGAAGTTTTGGCCGTAAAATGGAAATGTGAATCCAAGTGGGACATTGGCCATGCTATCATCACCCAAGCGTAGTTGTCTTGCGCCAGCAGTGTTAGCAATATTCTCAAGTGGTAATGCAGCAGAACCAGTTGCCACAGATACAGCAAGACCAGCACCACCAGGAAGTGGCACTGATACGATTGTTCCAGTTCCACCATTTACTGGTGTCACTGTCATACCCTGTGGATTAAAAACTACTTGTGCATGAACTTTATTGCAGTGTCCCAACCCTGCAATTGCAAATGCAGTAATTAGTATTGCTACAAACTTCATTAGTTCTTACTCTTGATTTTCTGTGGCTTACGATCTGGTTCAGCTTCCCAAATTGCTTTGGCTTGTTCACCAATTTTACCGTCAACTGGACATGGTGTTCCAGCATTCATCATAGCAGAGAATACACGTTCGTCTTGACACATGATAGCTACTGCGGCAACTTTCATACCCATATCATACACACCACGTGCTAACTTTAGACGCTCGCAGTTGTAGTCTGTAGTGGCACCACCGAAAGAGATACCAAGAATTTGAGTTTGAGCTGCACCTGAATAACCAACGGCACAAACATCGGAATTGATAATTGTGACAGCTGGAGCTACGGCAGTTGGAGGAGGGGAAATTACTTTGGTAGTTGTGCTACCATTGTTAGTGTTCGTACTTGTACTGTTGCTAGTCTGAACACTGGTACTTGTGCTAGTACTTGTTGATGTAGAGTCTGAGGTAGATCTACTTGTTGAATCAGTTACAATAGGGTCTACTGCTAATGCATCTGCAAATGGGATTACTGTCAATAGTAACGCTGTTACCATTGCAGTCACTTTACTCGGCAGACTGCGTGCGGTCGTGCTGTTTTTAATCATGTTATCTGATAGTTTTTGGCTATCATCTCCGTTTATAGTTATAATTATTGGATATGATATAGAAAAACCAAATTACTGCTTCAGATCACGTTCCTTCTTTCATTGTATTTAGGCATTTTTTAGACTGGATTGATTCTTCTTCCCATAGAGTCATGCTCTGGGGATAAAAGTTCAACATAGTCACCAGTCGTCACGTCATCGACTAATTTTACTTCGTATGTGTTTCCAGTTTCCACTGGTTTTTCTTCTTCTTTTTTCTTGAAGAAATCTTTAATTATTGGTCTAGAGTCTTCGGGTAATGGCTCTGGTTCCGCTGGCTTATTGAAGAATTCTTTCCATGATTCCTTGATAAATGGCTCATGTTTTTCTTCTTCTGGTGGTTGTTGTACTACTTCTGCTTTTCCAGCAAAAACTTCCAAGCCAGCCTGTTGATTAGTATGCTTCTGATTCCAGTTTGCAGCTACCAACATCAAAACAGCAAGTGGATCAAATACAACAACAATCAACATAATGACAATACGAACTGCCTTTTCTAAAACATCGGCATCCGCATTATCACCATAGATGATTGCTGCAATGTATTTTATTGGTCCGACTTCTGCTTCGACTTTGCGGACTTCGCTGGCGATCGGCGCACGTTCTTCGTTGAGTTTGGCGATTTTGGTTTGCGTGGTGCCGATTTCGTTGAGGATTCGGCTACGATCTTTTTGCTGGCTTCTTCTAATGGAAATGGCACGCTCTGCTCCACTGGCTTCTGTGGTTCTACTGAGGGTTTGATCAACTTGAGAATCGAGTTGAGAAAGTTCTTTACGACTTGCATTTAAGTTCTCCTTTTCGGTTTTAATTTTTTCATCTATTAGAGATAACTTCGCTGAGACATCACCAGTTGGTATTGCCTGATCCAAGTGTGCCTTAGAAAGATATCCGAAGATACCCATTGAAGTTAACATCATCAGTACAACTAACGCAAGTGTAAAATATCCTCTAAGCAACTTAGGAATATTTTTCCACGAACGATACAACCATGAAGCAACGACAAGTTTCGATGCCTCAAGTAATGAACCCATTATTAAAATGGGAATGGGTGCTGCTGCGAAGATCGCAATCAGACCCATGACTGAATAGTATGCGGCACATGCTGATAATCCCAGCGCAGTACCAAAGAGTAGATATGTCATCATAATTTATTTTTTATGTGAGAACCATGCACTCTAACAGATATCTGTCCGTTATAATATGCATCACTCTCAAGCACCTTTCTATTAAATTGCTCACGTGCCTCAATGTAAGAACACGCAGCCTTTGAATTGCAGAAGAAAAGAATTTCTCTTAGAAAGTTATCCTTACCAAGAGTTTCAACATCCTTATTCAATTCAATACTAGAACCATAATAATCCATCCAATCAGAGTCAATCTTCGACTTAATCTTTTTCTTCTTTTTTGTGCCATTCTTTAAGACCACAGTTTTAGTTGTGGTCTTAGAGAATTTGGCTAGTTTTTTTCCTACGTATTTTCTGTTGTTGGTTATGTTGGTAATTTCGTAAACGAAACCAACACAATCTTCTGGTAATTCTTCAACAACATTTCCTTCGTAATACCACATTAAAATAATCCAGTGACAAGTGACTAGATTATTTATTCTTCCTCTGTGTAGTCTTCTTCTTCGTAAATATCTGCAGAACAAACTGGGCAGTAGACGATATCCTCAAGTCTTTCTTCTGTCTTGATGATTATCTTACCACGTGCTCCACATTCTTCGCATTCAAAGTGCTTCGTTGTCATGCTGCCTTCCCCCATACATCTCCCCAGTCACCAGACAACGCACCTTTAGCGTAGTCAGTTACACGGTTCTCGAAGAAGTTACCATGTACTGGAGCATTAATCATTTCCTCAACCCATGGAAGAGGATTCTTTTTAACCTTGAAGATTCCTTTCATACCAAGACTGATCAAACGACGATCTGCAATGTAACGAATGTATTTCTTAACATCTTCTGGCTCAAGTTCTCTCATATGAGTACCAGAGAATGATAAGTCAATAAACTTATCTTCAAGTTCAACCATCTTTTCGGCGATGGTGTAAATTTTACCTTTAAGTTCATCATTCCAGATTTCTGGATTTTCCTTAATATATTCACGGAACAACTTGATCATTGATTCAGCATGGATTGTTTCATCGGCAATAGACCATGTAACAATTTGTCCCATACCTTTCATAAGACCATGGCGAGGGAAATTAAGCAACATAATAAAAGAACTAAAGAGCTGCATCCCCTCAGTAAATGCGCTAAACACAGCGATATGCTCAGCAGTACTACTAGTTGTCCCATTGCGACTAGAAATGTCAAGAACGTAGTCATGTTTATCCTTCATCTCTTGGTATTCCAAGAATTGGTTATAAGTTGATTCTGGTAATCCCAGAGTTTCAATCAGATGAGAATAAGCAGCAATGTGTAATGCTTCACGAGCAGCAAATCCCATTAACATCATTCGTACTTCTGGCTGTGGAAAATACGGTAGATAATTCTTAACATATCCACCAGCCACATCGATATCACCTTGTGTGAAGAAACGGAAAATGTTAGTCAGGAACTGTTTTTCTTCTTCAGTTAAAGACTTCTTCCACTGCTTCACGTCTTCTGCCATCGGCACTTCAGTATGTAACCAGTGTGCCTGTTCATGCTTCAACCATGCGTCATATGCCCATGGGTAATTAAATGGTTTGAACGAATCACGTGTATCCGTCAAACGAGTAGCGACTTTTTTAATCATTATTATTCCTTGTCTAAATCTAATTCAATCATATCGTCTTGGATATGGACACCAATAACTTCGCGATAACCTTCTGGTGTGTTAATGACAACTTTAACTTTATTTTTGGATTTGGTTATTTCACCACTGTTCTTTGGAACAATGGCGCACCAATACTTTTTTATTTTATCAGAGATGTCGTAGGCATCCATATCAACCCTCGCATGCTAGACATTCGTTACCTTCTGTCAGATCATGTAAGTTAATCTCTTTGATAATTTCTCGTTCAATACGCTTAGACACTTTATCAGCTTTAGCGATCTTGTCTGAGCGACAATAGTACATAGTCTTCAACTTCAATTTCCATGCCATGAAGTGGACAGCATGGATGTATTTAATGTTGCTATCTGGACGGAAGAATACGTTTAGACTTTGTGCCTGATCAATGTATTCTTGACGATCGGCAGCATGTTGAACAACCCAACGCTGGTCAATTTCCATAGAAGTCTTGAAACAGTCTTTAGCCCAGTCGCCCATCCAATCCAAGTGTTGAACTGAACCATCGTTGGCAATAATCGAACTCCATGTTTCTTCATACCATCCATCTTTATGATTCACAGCTTCCTGCTTAATCAAAACATCAAGATAACGATTCTTGTTTAAGTGAGAACCCGATAGAGTATCTTGGCGATAAGCATTGGCACGATAAGGTTCAATGCTAGGACTAGTATTCCCCATGAGAATACTACTTGATGCATTTGGTGCTATTGCACTTAAATGCGAGAACCTGTTTCCTGCCCAATCGGGTTTTGTTATCTTTTTAACTTTCATTTCTTTTTCCTTAATTCTGCATTCTTTGTAGATGTTTGTTTATTCTTCATTGGATTATTTTCACTAAAACCAGAACGACCTCTAATCCATCCCTCTGGAATTTCAACATTTGGTGGAATCTTTTTATTAACTACACCATCGGTAATCCACTTCCATCCATTCATCTTCGGTGGAGTCAATCCACCATTTTTATATTTTGACTTGAATTCATCACCAGTAATACCTTTATTCCAAGCAGTTCTTCCGATGTTCCACTTACCCATATGAGGTGCCAGAGTTTTTTTAACGACATCAAAGTGTCTAGAAGTTAAAACCTCAAACCTTTTAATATTCTTTTTTGATGCTCTGACCATAGAAGAAAACGCAAAGATAAGTTTCTGATTTCTTGGGTATATTTTACAAAGCAACTGGTGACAAATAAAATGTTCTCTAAAAGTAAGTCTAACTAGATTAGCAGATTCATTGGTTCCACCTAAACACTTAGGTAGGATATGATGTTTTTCTGAATACTCTGTTAATACTCGGTTCTTGGCTCGTTCGATGATTGAATCGTAAATCTTACTGTATAGCATTGGGTGCTCCATTTAATTATATGCTCCTAATGCTTATTTAGCGATTTTAGATTTTCAGATCATCTCCTTCACGGACGGCACAAGCACGAATAGACATTTCTTTACCATCTCGGACAACAGTAACAAAATCAGAAGACTTAATGCTAATGGAATTACCAGAATCATCTTCGAAAAGAATTTCACTTTGGACATCAGGAGCTTCGCCACGCTCAGATCCCAATTCTTTATTTGCAACATCTAATTGTCCTCTAATGTATGAGAAGATTTGTTTGTTACGACCTACAGCCATAGGACTTTCCCATGGAATACTATTCTTCTGTAAATACGCATGCCATCCTAGCGCACCAATACCAATGCTACGCTCATTCTTAGCTGAGTAGATTGCACGTTTAATTTCTTTCGGTGCATTCTTAATGAAGTAATCTAAAACATTGTCGAGCATCTCGGCGATGTCTTTCAAGAATAACTTATTGTTCTTCCACTCATCATAGTATTCAAGATTCAATGACGACAAGCAACAAACAGCAGTGCGCTTCTCGTTAGTTGGTAGAATAATCTCTGAGCAAAGATTTGATTGGTTAATCATCAAACCCTTGTCCTTCAACCAATGAGGCATCTTGCGATTTGATTCATCAATGAAGTGTAGGTATGGCTCACCAGTTTGCATACGCATCTCAAGGATACGCTGCCACAATTCCTTCGCTGATACTGTCTCACGAATCTCACCAGAAGCTGGGTCTTTCAATTCCCATGAGTCATCTGCCTCTGAGTCGATCATGCATCGTTCAATGATTTCCATAAATGCATCTGGAATATTAATACCATGATGCATGTTAAGAGTACGCATGTTTTGATCGCCAGTTGGCTTACGCATCTCTAGAAAAGGAATGATATCTGGATGGCTAATGTCGAGATAAGCAGCATAACTACCCCTGCGAGTGCGACCCTGACGATATGCCAAAGAACTTGCATCGTACATTTTGAGGTGAGGCATGACACCAGTAGATTTATCGTCTGCACTACGAATACCAAAACCGATGCCAACACCACCCCCAAGCATAGACAACCAATTAGTTTCTGATAGATTATCAACTAATCCCTCCGCAGTGTCTTCGATATAGTTAAGGAAACATGATATAGGCAAACCACGCTTACTGCGACCAAAAGATAAAATGGGAGTAGAATAAGACAACCAATGCTTACTGCTGTACTCGTATAATCTTTGCGCATGTTCTGGATTGCTCCCAAATTTACTTGATACGAAAGCAAAACGCTCTTGCGGCGATTGCTCATCATCCTTCATATAACTTTCTTTTAATCTTAACAAACCTAACTCGTCAAATAGACTATCTCTTGAGTAATCTACATTGATGCCATGAACAACGTCCATATCGTATCCCTTATTATAATTATTATTCTGAAACAAAGTCATCCATCAGTGGGAAAACTTCGGCTATGATTTTTGCACATTCACGTGCCACTAACATATGTTCTTTCTGCGTTCCATTGCTACTTCTCAATTCAATGAAGTGAACCCAGCTACGCAATGTACCATTCATATACAATCTTGACACTGTCAATCCTTCTGGCAGAACTGCTCTAGCCTGTTCTTTGGCAATACCATTGTTCACTGCCCATGAATAAGTGTCTTTAACCTGCTTAATAATATCAAGCTGTCTCAATTTCCACTCTTCGGCTATGTTTTGACCACCAATTGTCGCTGGTAGTTCTATACTATTTTGCCTATTCTTAGTGTCTTGAAGACGTGCTTCTCTTAGAACAAAGTCTAAATCTTTTGTTGGATCAGCATATCGCTGAGAAAATTCTTGAAACGAAAAAGAACGGTGACGCAAGATTTGTCTTGCAATGTCACGAGTAGTTGTAATTTCTAAACATGCACTCACCATCTCTAATGGTGACCAGTGTTTGTTTTTTACAAGATACTTAATTAACTTTTCTGATGTCTCTGTGTTGAACTGATTACTTGGATTACTAACTCTTGCGCAGAATGCAATCAACTCCTGCACATCGACCAAACCCTCATCGTACATTTCACGAGATGGTTTACTATAACTAATCATTTTAACTTTCATACTTTTTTCCAATCTGCAAATCTCAATTTCGCTTCCATCCCAGAGTAGGTGTTTGTATTTATCACTTCCAAAATTTCCTCAGGTGTTTTACCCATGAGAATCATGTCGTTGATATCTTTACTTTCCATACTTTCTGGGAACATACACACATTATACCCTAGATCAATATACTTAGCAAGTTGCCTTACGATGTCTTTATTGCGTGGTTCATTGTCCATCACAATTGTTGCATTAGTAAGTAACTTGCGAATAGTAGGAGTATCAAAACTTGATCCAGAAACTGCGATACCATTAGGTAAGAATAGGGAATCAATTGGTCCTTCAACCACGTAGATCCTTTTTGAATAATCAACTCGATCCAATCCATAGATTTTCTCCTCTGTTTCATCAACCTTAATGGTATAATACTTAGGCTCCTCATCACCGTATGCCCTTGCTTGATAGGCGAAACACTTACCAGCTGGAGTAAAGTACGGGATGATCATTCGTGGGTGTTCACCTTCAATTGGTTCTTGAAACTTCGGTGTAACACTGTTTGTATATCTTTTAAACTTCGGTGCAAAGTAAAGCAGATTCCATTTATCACGTGGAATCTGTCTGTTGATTAGATAAGCAACAGCTGGGTGTTCTTCGGGGAGTTTGTCTAGACGTCGCAGAGTTTTAAGGATGTCATCCTCAAGTAACTCTGGAATATTTTCTTTGATGATTTCTGTTATGTCTGTCTTTGCAGTATGAACACTACCATTCTCTTTGTATCTTTCAAGAACATATTCATCATGTAACTTTGGATCAACGTACTTGAGAAAGTTACCAAGATTGGTACCATAACTGCAATTATAACATTTCACAAAAAGATCTGACTTCTTGCGATAAATGTAACCACGTGCCTTCAGCTTATTAGATGCACTATCACCACAAACTGGACAGCTGAAATTCCAGAGGTAGTCGTTCTTCTTTTTGAAATTGCGTAGTCGGAAACCTACAAGACCAACATATTTTGTATCAATGTATAACATAATAACTCCACGTGTAAGGTATTATTATACCCTACATAACATTGCAAAGCAAGTTTTTATACTGTAGCTTTTACGAAACAGTTACCTGAGGTTGTATCCATACAAACATATGTTACCCACATAGTTGGATGAGTAGAAAGATAGAAAGAATTACCACCAGTTGCATTGCTACTTGTTGCGCCATGGTTATATTGCTGAGTCCCACCAACATTATTAAAAATAATGACATCAACAGTTTTACCAGCAGTATAATTTGATAGGGTTGCAGTTACTGTTGCGGCATTAGTATGTAGATGGATTACAGTATCTGTACTAAAGTCAATAGTAAAAGAAGTTGTTACACCAGAAATAACTCTAGGAGAAGTTACGTTTTGTGGCGCATAGGAAATTTCTTTTGTGCTTGTATTATAATGTAATTGTTGTAGATTTGATGTAATAGCAGAGTACCCGATATCCATCATAGTCTTACCACCATCCATAGACAGCCCAGTAGAACCACCACCAAATACTAACTTACCTACGCCATCAATATTTTTTAGTTGAGCAACAACATTCTCATTACCGTCTAAAACTTGTAGATTACCAAGTCTAACTTCTTTACTATTTTCAAAAGTAGTTGCGCGATTTAATAGTAGAAGACCAGTGGAAGATGTTAAACCTATTGATATGTCGATTTCAGGAGTATCGGATTCAATTGTGTTGTCAACGAATTTTAATTGACCAACTTGTAATTGGTTTGCTCCATCGATTTGAAGAACGCCATCTACAACAGTAATAGCAGTATTCAAACCAGCATTGTTTTGATCTTGAATGTAAAGTGTTCCTGGACCAATATGAACTTCTTTCCATCGCAGTTCTGAACTACCAAGAGAATATGTGTTATCAGTCGTTGGAATTAAGTCGCCATTATATACTTCATTAAGAGATTCAATAGCAAGTGGGACTCCACCTGAGGTAGATCCATCTGAAAGTCTTAGATTACCAGTAGTTGGATTATAAAAAATCTCTCCACGTTTTCCGATATATGCAGAGGTATCATGGCCACCCATTTTGTCTGAAAATAATTTATAGGTAGCTGACATTTTATATCCTTATTTCAAAAATTTAGCAAAGAAGTCAAGGTGACCCATTAGATAGCCGATTACGATCGCACCACCAACAATCATCCATCTCCAGCGTTCAAGGACGTCAACACGTTCTTTGACTTTTTCCATTGATGCTTTTAGCGACTCATGTTGTTCTTTATCCGACTTGGCGAGTTCATCAATTTTCTCGTCTAGTTTGTCCATGATTTCCCTATTACCAGTAGTGATACGACTGTGGAGTTCTTTGATGTCTTGTTTAACGGCAGCGACATCGGTCTTAATGCCTTCGACTTGGACTTCCAATTTTGCTATTCTCTCTTGATCCATATTACTTTACTGATTCAAATATTTGTTTTTGGGTATTATACCATTCAATCCATGCATCAACCTTGATGCGACATTCATGGTACTCGGAATAATTATCGGCCACGACCCTAATAACTTCGCTTAACTTTTCAGTCTGCTCTGTTTGTTTCAGATCTGGGCATGCTTCCATTAATTCTTGTGGAACTTCTGGAAAGTTTCTTTTCACTGGAACTGATGTCAAACAACCAGCAAGTAACAGAGTTGGAAGAATGAGAACTAATTTTTTCATTTCTTTTTCCCTGGAGTTGTTGCTGCTTCATTCAAAATTGAAATCGCCTCTGGAACAACACGGCAATTTGCGTCAATCTTAACTTCAACTGTTTTTAATTTTTCTTGAATAACAATCTTAGTATCTTTAACGATTTTAACTTTTTCTACTACCACTGTTTTGATTTTAGAGTTTGCGTCTTTTGCCTGTTGTTCGGCAATGGCAACTTTATCTTCAGCTTCTTTAACCTTTGCTCGCCAGTTCATCTCAGTATCATACCCACCACGTAGATATACACCAAGAACCAATAGCACCAAGCTAATAACCTGTATTAGTGTGCGGTATGGAATAATGACAGGAAAGAATTTGATAACGAACTTGAATAATGTCGTTACAATTATGCCACCCAAACCAACCAGAAGGATAATGTTAATTACCCAGATTAGAAAAGTATCTGGAAGAAATGAGAGCATCCACATTATGCAACCTCAACTGGTGTTTTACGAGTTGCCATACCAGCGATAACACTCGGTTGGCGTTTCTTATATGACTTAATGTCTTTCTTACCAATCTTTGGTTGGTCAGTAGAGACAGCTGCACCAGTTGCATTTGCAGGTGCGCCACCAACGGCACCACCAGCACCTCCTGCGCCACCATCTTCAGCCAACTTAGCCAAAAATCTATTTACTTCGATTTCTTCTTCAACGAGAACAATGTTTTGAGATTCTAATTTCTCAAGAAGTTTTAGATACTTCTGTTCCATCAAAGAGGTAGTTCTTTCTTTACTTGCGTAGCACTCTTTAACTAACCAAAGTGCGGCAACAATACTTTTAAGTTTGCTTTCGCCACCAGGAAGTTTATTGATAATACGCTTCATGTTGAATACTAATCGAGTCAAGTAATTGTATGCATCACGCTCAGCCTGAGTCGATAGTTGACTGGTCTTACGTAAAACTTTACCATGAGCATCGATAATGCCAAGATGGAATGCAGCTGTCTGATCGAATGGTGTTACCAACATTCTCAGAACTTTGTATGCAATCAGATTGTCAACAATAGTGCTCATATCTTCCTTAGCGTAATAATTACTTTTTCGTCCAACTTAACATCAGACAATTTTATACCGTAGTTAGGAACAATCTCTGGCATTCTTTCAAGATAAACAAGGAAAGTTATTAGGGTGTCCCAACAACTAGAGTCTATCTTATAGAATAGCATATTTGTTGCAGCATCTCCGAAGACATTATATAAAACGATAATGTGGTTGAGAATTAAACGCTCTCTTAACTCATCATCTTTTTTATAACGAGAAAGAAGTTTCTTCAGATAAAGAAACTTTTTCAGATCTTCTTCGAACTCCTGTATACTATGGCACTGTGGATTATCATAGTGGTGCATAGCATATACCAAAAAGTTGTTCTCATTCAATAATTCTTGCATCATATCCCATATTGTAAAGTGAGGGGAGAACTCTCCCCTCTTCAAGATTTATTTATTAGACTACAGTCAATGTTGCAGCAGATGAAGTAACTGGAGTTGCGTTAACTGCAGAAACAATTACGCGATACTTGTCACCATCTGTTGCTCCAACACCGTCACCAGTGGCAGTTGCGCCAGTAGTGTAAGATGCAGATGTCGCACCAGAGATATTAGCCCATGCGCCAATACCTTCTTGTTGGATTTGCCACTGATAAGTAAGACCTTCAGCAACAGTATTAACTGTAGCAACAACTGCGAATGTAGCAGGAGCAGGTGCAGTTACAGATTGGTCAGCTGGTTGTGTACCGATAGTGATAACTAGATCAGCAGCGATAGTATCTTCAGTATCACCAGCAACAGTAGGTGCTAGGTCAGCATCTGAACCATTCATTGCGATCAAGCATTCAGCATGCTTAGCAACTGAACCATCAGCGTTAGTCCAGCTACGATATAACCACCAGCCAGGATTCTTGATACCTTTAGCACGGTTAGCAGTTACAACTGCTTCACCAGCGTCAACGAATACCAATGCTGCGCCATTATTGATGTGATCGCCAAATACGTTAGCAGTACCAGAGTAGCGTTGTAGAGTGTGGGTACCAACACCAGCAGCAGTGATATCAAGGATACCAGTTGTTACGTCTGGATCTTGACCAATGTTAATTGCATGAGCATAAGTGTCATACAATGCGATTGTAGTTGCAGAAGTGCGACGAACATAGTAAACAGTTGCGTCAGTCAAACCACCAATAACAGTTCCACCATTGATGCTGTAATAAACGGCATCGCCAGTAGCGAAGTCAGTGTTGGCTAAAGTAGTATCGATTGTGTTTGCTGTAGTGTTAACAGCAGTGCTATCGATGTATGCCTTGCGAGACACATACTTTGGCTGAGAAGCCAATGCGTCAGTTTTTCCCCATAGTGCCATATTATTTCTCCTTAATTATTGCGGTTGGGTAGATGTAATTTATGACCAGTGTAATCCACACCACTGTGTTTACCAGTCGTTACTTTTTGATTTGCGCCAGACTTCGATCCAGCTGGTCGACCACGACCACGCTTTACTCCAGGCTCTGACTTTTTACCCGATTCTTTATCATCGTTGCCATGCTCATCCGACTTATGTGGTCCAAGATTTTCCATCTTTTGTCCACTTGGCGTATGAGTAATCTTACGTGCAGTTCCTTCTTTGTCTACTACAGTATAATGTGCTTTATTATCGCCATGTTTGTAATCAACAATACGGTTACCAGCTGCTTTGTGTGCAGCCATTTTAGCATGGAAGTCTGAGTATGAGATCATGGCTTCAACTAAAGTTCCGTCTTCATTGAAAGACTCTTTCTTCACTGCTTGGTGAGGATGATCCCAACCTTCAACTGTATCTGTTTCAACTGCGTTTTTGCTTTTCTTAATAACGGCAGTCTTAAGACCCATCTTTGGTTCTTTTTCTAGACCAGTGTATGCATCTTCTTTAACTACTTCTGTCTCAGAATTTTTTGCATTTGCTTCCATATCTCTTGCTTTACGAGCTAGATCGCGAACACGTGACATTGGTGTATGAATAGCACCAGACTTGTCTTTGATGTTTGCAACTACAGTCTTATATGGTTTAGCGAAAGGTGGTTCAGTTTCTTCTTTTTTAACTTTGTTTTTAACTTCTGGATCTGGAACATGATACTCATCATCTTCACGAGGACGCTTACCAAAACCACGACGATTGTCATCGTATCCTTCACTCATAGTTGAGTGCTTAACATGTGTAGAATTTCCACCATTTGCACCTTGGAAGTGAATATCTTCACCTTTACGACGAGCAGTCCAGTGACGACCTGTCTCATCTTTGAAGTGATGCTCTTGCTCGTCTTTCAACTTAGCAATTGCTTGGTGATGTTCTGGATGCAAAGGAATAGAGAAAGAAGAACCATGGTGAACAGTCTTCATAGTGCCCCAGCTATACTTCTTAGTATCAACTGTTGGCTTAACATTCTGCGTAGACTCCTGAACATGAATCATCTTACGTTTGTTAGTTTTAGTGTCACGAATCTCAACATGCTTTCCTGGCTTAACATCTGAGGATGCTTCCCATTCGCCTTCTTTGATTTTCTTTAGAACATGACTGTGGCTATGAGATGTTACAGTTGCTTCATCTAACTTATTAGTAATGGCAAACTTATGAACAGTTCCCTTTTTCTTTGGATCGTATGAGTCATGAGTTTGTTTCATATGAACTTCAGTTGCGCTCTTATGCATAACTTTACCATGAACTTTATCGCCAGTCTTTGGCTCGTAGTAATCCATGTGATCGCCAACATTCATATGCTTTGCCATGTCTGGATGCATTTTACCTTGTGAAGCAAATTCACGGTGATTAGCTTCCATCAATTCAGTTTCTTCTTTACGGAGAATCTTAAAGTCTTGAGCATCAAGTTTACCATTGTGGTTCTTGTCTAACTTCTTCTGCTTACCTTTAAGTTCAGCTTCTTCGTTGCGTTGTTTTGCGTAGTAAGCAGCAAGAGCCATTTGCTTACGCTTTGTCTTAGACTTACCAGCAAACTTTGGATTTTCTGACTTAACAAAATCGCTAATCCATTCACCAGCTGAAGCATCCTTAGATAGGACTTCGTTAATTTGCTGATCTAACTCAGCGTCTTCTTTAAGTTGGTCTTTAAATCGTTTCAACTGAATCTCCCTATCTTTTCTTTGTTCTTCTGTTTCTTCGTTGGTTTTACGTGCGCCAGTAATACGGTCAAGTGCGCGATCGACACCTTCTTTACGCTTCTTACCCATATCTTTTTCGATACGGTTATACATATCTGCCTTCATACCAACTTTAGCAAGATGCTTCTTAGTAGCTGCACCGTAGTAGTTGCCAGCTAGTGTAGAAGAAATCTCATTAATTTCTGTTTCTTCTTTCATACCAACATCTTCACCAGAATCTTTCTGGGATGGTTCGCCTCGTGCTTTGCTAGCTTCGAAGTCGATACGATGTGGACGAATCTTACGCTGTCTTGTTTCGCCAGTGACTGGATCTACAAATGTCTTGACTTTATACTCAGAGGTATAAAGATCTTCCATTATTTGTTTATAGTTCTTCATATTAACCGATATTCTTGTGGCTTGCTTTCAGCATCCAACCATGTTTTGCATGAGTATCTAAACGATCGGCAATAAAGTTAGCCAATCCTTGGTTCTTCTGAGCAGTTGCTAAGTCGAACACTTTATTTAGGCTCTCGATAAGTTTATCATTGTCAACAATCAGAGTTGCAAGTTGGTCTCTAATTAGATCAATTCTCGAGGAATTTTCATCTACAGTCTTATAGTTATACAACTCAGACATACTCAATGGTGTATACTCACCTAGCTTACGAATGTTTTCTGCGATTGGATCGATGGCATTATACAGATCTGTATAAAGATCGCCATAAAATTCGTGGAACTGAGAGAACTCAATACCTTCCACATTCCAGTGGTATGTGTGGACTTTGAAATATGCGAAAGTTTGGTTTGCCAAAAGCACCTTAAGTGCCATTACTAATTCGTTCATCTTATATCCTTACTGTGTATACTTATGGTGGTGAAGTCTTGCTTTCTCAACGGCACGCACCTTTGGTGCCAACTTCATTGCAAGACGACCAATAACTGGACCAAGAGAAGAGATGATCTTCTCGATTCTTTCTTTTTGTGCCACTGGAACTTTACTTGGATCTAGTCCACGGAACATGCGTTTCTTAATTGTTGCAACGGCAAGTCTTCTGGCACGGGTATTTATTTTAGCTGGTGGAGAAGTGCGCTTCAAAGCAATCTTTAATTGACGCTGGCGTTTGCTGGCTGAACGAGCGAAACGAGAATGAGCACGCATGCGCTCAACTCTTGAAAGAACTTCCATCAATGGAATATCAACTTCTTCCAATGTTTCCTCATCGATAAATGCCAACTCATCGTCATCATACATCTCAACGATTTCTTCAAAGGTAACTTCTTCTGCGATTTGATCTAAGTGTTCATTGAAGAATGCATCGAAACCATGGGCATTGTTTGAACCAACCTGATATTCATCATCGGCCAACTTTGGCTTCTTGATTGCTTTCTTTTTACGCAGATGCTCAGGATCACCCATATCAACTGTCGGTTGAACATTGACAGCTGCTGGCATTGGCATATCTTCTTTAAGTTTCTTGAAGTGTGTAGACTTCAATTGAATTGAGCCATCTTCATGGTCAATCGTGTAAGTCTTAGAGTCACCAGCCCAACGCTTACGAATCTCACCAACATGACCAGTTTTTCCAACAACATCTTTTGGACCTCTGGTCATAATAACTTTGTCGCCAATCTTGTGCGCTTCAGAAACTTCTTGAGTTTCAGTATCTTTTCCACCATGAAAGTGATCACACGGAACCTGACATGCAAATCCACCATAAACACCAGTATCCATACTATGTGGTTTGAACACATAACTGTTACCATGTTTAATAATTCCCCACTCTTCATCATTGTGATTCTTGAAGGAATGGTGTTCGCCATGTTGTAATCCCTTCATCACTTTGTGATGTTCAGTTGGAACAACAATCTTAATGTGATCGCCATGGCTAACTATCTTTGCGCCATTCTCACCATCTGTTACTTTAGTGTGGTGAAAAGATTCAGTCATATATGGATGCTTCAATGACTGATTGTGATGGTGTTCAGCTTTTTCGTATTCACGATCGGCAGAAGAACTACGTCCTTTAGCTTCATGCCAGCCACCAAGTGTTTCATGGTGTAGAACCATATGAGCATGATATGCGCCCATGTTTCCTTTTGACTTTGATTTCTCTGCAGTTTCTTTGTGAGACTGAGCCAAGTCGTATAAGTCATGCTGATCTTCACCGAGAGTATATGCAATTTTACGGCGACGAACATTATCGTTTCCTGTTGGATGTAATGTATGTCCAACTTTACCAGGAAGATTATGCATTGCCATTACTTGTTGAGCACCAACACCAGCCTGTTCAGTACCATGGTCAATTGGTGGCTCATGTTGTTCAGAGACATTAATCTTTCCATCGTTCATATCTGGACCGAAGGAAATGTCTTTGTACTTTTTAACTTTTTTGTTTGGCTTCTCATCGGTAGAAGAAACTGCTTCTTTGTCGGCAACAGAACCAACGAAACTAATCTGGTCAGTCCCGCTATTTTGAATTACGCCTTCTACCCAAACTTTAAATTTCTCTACCATAAATTCTCTCTTTGATGGTGTTACGTCTTGAATCCATTTACTGACTAAGTTACCTTCTTCAGTTTGTAGAAGCAAGTGATTCGAACCACGTTTAACAATCTTATAAACAACACCATCCGACTCAACGATTTCTTCAAGTTTGAAGATCTCACCACGGAAATATTGTTCACGAATATTATCTTTAACTAATTTAATTTCTTCTTTGATTGGTTCG